CTTTCATGACTTGACATTATAGGATAGTTCCCTTAAATTGTCAACATGGGTGTACCAAAAAGATTAACAGAAATGCAACAACGATTCGCTGAGTATTTAGTATTCGGTGGACCAGAAGGACCAATGACTAAACGTGAGGCTGCTATCGCTGCTGGTTACAGTAAGGATAGAGCAATGCGAGAAGGATCAGAACTAACTAATCCAAAATACTCACCACTTGTAGTTAAATATATTGGTGAACTCAAAGAAGAACGATTGAGAAAACATGAAGTGACTTACGAAGGACACCTGGCTGAACTTGCAAGACTCAGAGAGGCTGCTTTGAAGAAAGGTTCTTTCTCATCTGCGGTAAATGCTGAAGCAAACCGAGGAAAGGCAGCAGGACTATACATAGACAGAAAAATAATAAAAACTGGGAAACTAGAAGACATGTCAGAACAAGAGTTAGAAGCAAAAATGAAACAAATCTTAGACGATTACGGCTCTCTAATAAATGTGACTCCATCTACAGCTTCGTTATCTTCTTCACCCACGGAAGAGGAATCATCGTCCGATCCCCAAAAGTAATACCATCTTCATCTTTGTCGTAAGATGCAAATAATTTAATTGAATTTTTATCTTTAGAATACAACCAACCTTCATTGACTGGTTTAGCTAGTTTCATCTTATCAAAGTCTTTGTCACTAGCCCAAGAAGAATCACTTACACAGTCAACCCACTCCACTCTTACCTTCTGAAAAGGTATATCAGGAGTCGTCTCAGTGATAGCAGCTTTTCTTCTTTTTCTCATCTATAGTATTCTACCACAGATTTTTTATTTAAAAAAACACATTCGCGCGCGTGGACCGAAATTTGATAGTACACTTTATCTCTAAAAAAAATAAAAAGTGTACCAAAAAGTGTCCACCCTAAAGTCATATATACCAACACTTCTAGACCAAAAGTACACTTAGTACACTTTATTTCTGAAAAAAATAAAAAAAAAATAAAATCTGTCACAGAATACTATAGTACGGTTTTTTTGTACTTCTTTGCCACATTGTCGCCATATTTACGCTCATATTCTGCCTCAATCTGCAACATAAGGTCCGTGATCCCTGTTTCGTCAAGCTTGACCACATGTTCCATGGCCCGTGCAACAAGATCCCTTCTGTATTTTATAGCCTTATTCCTGGTCTGTACTTCGTGGATCCCCCACCTCGTTTGATCTGTCATTAAAATCCTCCTCATTTCTTCCTGGTATAAATAAACCTCTAATTTGTTCTTTTATAACTTCTACTTGCATATCATGGTACTCTATACTGAGACTACAATGTTGTTGTATATCTTCAAAACTTTTACCAAGTTCGATCCAATTTAAAATTTCATTTAAAATTTCAATTTTGGCTCTATGTCTACCTTTTGTTTTTTCTAGTCTTGCTCTTGTTCTAGCTGCTGGTTCTTCATTCATTTTGTAAAATCCTCCGCTTTCATTGGTGTTGTTTTTTCTTTCTCATCGTGTTGTAGTTCATGAAACATATCTAAACGTTTCAAGAATTTGTGCTTCCAGCGTCTAAGTTCTGGTCCTTCTACTTTAAATTCTTGGTAATATAAGTCAGGCGTGCATACCATGATAACTCCTTGTTGTATCTTGGAGCCGTAGACATAGTCGTGTGCCATGGCGTATGCTGCAATTTGCAGATAATAATCTTCGATCCATTCTTTCTTTTTCGGACGGTTAGCTTGCTTGAAGTCAACGACAGTTTCCATACCGTTATGATTACAGATAAGGTCTGTCTGACCTGCGTATAGGCCCGGATAATGTAACGTAACTTCGGAACCATAATACTCTTCGACCGGCGCAAGACCAATCTCCATAATTTTTTTGGCCATGGGCAACGCCGCTTGTCCGAGTTCTGTAAGATCATCGTAACCAACATCGGTAATAAATGATTCGAGAAATTTGTGCATACTGGTACCCCTTGCACTAGATACATTCTTGATTCTGTCTGCTTCTTGTTCACCGACTTTGGCCTTCCATTTAGTTAAAAATTCTGTATTTTTCGTAGCGCCTAATATCGTAGTTACACTAGGAAGTCTATAAGAACTTATCTCATAGACACGTTTTCCTGTATCGGGATCCGTGATTTGTTTTCCTTCTAAATAGTTGTATTTATTACTTTTCTTCATTATCTAATTCTTTCTTTTCTTCTTCATAACCTTCCATAAGTAACTCTGAAGTAGTTTTTTCTTTTTTACCAAATATTTTATCAAAGTTTTTTTTATATAAATCAGTAGATGGTCTTGATCTACCATCCCATTGTCTACCTTTTTCTTTTGTAGCCATAACCCTTTCTCCTATCACTATATAATTTACACCAGGACCAACTGGTTAGTTTAGTTGACCAATGGTTTACAAAATATAAAAAATTATAAATATATTTATCGAACATCTTGCCTTATTTGTTTATATTCTTCTAAAGATATTACATTATCCTTAAATGCTTTAGTTGTATAGTGCTCTATCACCTCTTGTATCTTAGGTAATTTAGTATGCGCAAACGGCCATAGAAGACAGCACACGTGGTATGCATCTCTAAATGTACATCTCCACCTATATTGTTTTAAATACGGCGTGCCATCGGTTCTATTACCTTTTACTTTCTTAGGAGTTAATGTTCCAACACCTAATACTTCGTGAACCCAAATTAAAACTGATCTATCGGTCATTGTAATTTCCATACTGATACGCATAGAATTAGATAACCGATACCCAGGTTTACCTTTGTGTTTCTTTTTCTTCTCTACCCCACGTTTAATATGAATTGAACCTTCACCATCAAACAAACCTGCGATATAAGCTTTGTCAACATCTTCCATTAATGTATTGACATCCCTTCACTCTCGACATCTGAAAAATCTTCATTACCATAATCGTAGATTTCTCCTTGAGAGTCACAGTCCCAGCATTGATGAATCATATCTTCTTTCTCCATAATGCATGCGACCTTTACATAGCCATTACCCTTACAGGTAGGACAAATGTATACTTTCTTAACTTTTTTTGAATTTGCCATTTAGTTTTTTCGCTTTCTCGTTTGCTATTGCTTCAATTGTTTTTGCTACACTTAGTTTCGCATCAGGCAATATTACCTTTGATAACTTATCTAAAGTAGCGTATGTTTCTTTAGTTAGAGAAACATTTTTGTACTTAGTCATATCTGTCATATGTGTTTCCTTTCATAGTTGAATCATTTATATAGGTGATAATATAGGATTGTCAATGATAAAAATTGTATTGAGTTTAATTATTTGTTCACAGGTAGCCAACACTTGTTTAGAGCCATATCAGTGGCCTGAAACATTTGATACTCAGTATGATTGTTTGTTGTTTGGATATGAAGAATCCATGAATAAAACTATAGAAATAGGTCGAAAAGAAGTGAACGAATATAATGTATTTATGAAATTTACTTGTACTGCTGAAAATATAATTTGACTATATACTTAATAAATGTTAGTGGACTTTAATCTTCTCACCAAGAACCTATCCCACAATATTTCCCCTCTCTGGGATAGGTCTATTCTATTCACACATGCAGCCATAAAAAAGACCGCTGCCATCTTTCATGACGTATTTATTTATATCAGGAAAATAAGTTGTTAATTTTTCTCTTAAAATATCACACAGACTGAAACAATCTACCACTTCAGGTATCGTTGCTCCAGCAAACATTGTCTTCGTTGCGGGAATTAAATGATACATCCCTTCGTTTAATATTATTAAGTCCATTAGCTCTTTCCTTTAATTTTTGATACCACAACTTTTTAAGTTCTGGATCTTTTGTTTTGTTGTACTTGTTTGCTATTTCGTCTAGTTGGCCGGATGTAATCATTATTTCTGGTCCCCCACTCTATTATGTTTTTAATGCCTGGTGCTTTTAAGGTCATACCTACACCAAACGGTCTCCATGCTTTTTTCATTAAGTTTAACTCCAGTAAAAGGTTAGACCACTGACCTTGATTGGTACCATCTACTGTAATTGTTATTGTTTTTTCTTTCATACCTACAATGTAGGACTTTTTAGGATATTGTCAACCCTTACCTTGGCCTTTGTAACGAGTTTGTTTTTTCTGCCTTTTCTCTGATTTATTTTTATTTTTTTTATGTTGGCGAGCGCCTCTTTTTTTAGGTTTGTCACGAGGTGTGAAGAACTTGAAACTTTGTCTAGCCATCTTTCCATTCTTTTACAAAAGGATCTGCGTCTTTTGGTTTTGCAATGTGTGGTAAATAACTTATTTTACCATTAACATGTTGTTCTAAATCAGAACCACAATTCATACATCTATATAATTGATTTGTAATTCCAACTAACATCGTAAACTCATCACATGTTGGACACTTACCATTAACAACTTCTGTCTGTATTCTCATTATTGACAACTTAAACACTCATCGCTGTCATTGTCAAGGTCTGCGAGAGCTTCTTGTTTGCAGTCATCGCTACAAAACATATCTAATTCGTCCTTTGGTTCGAATTCTTTTTTACATTGTTTACAATTTTTCTTCATTTTTCTGTAATAATTTTTTTAATAGACTTTGATCCGTCAATGTTTGACTCAAGTTCTGCTTCTACCTTTCCGCACATATACTGAACATTAACATTTATATCACGTTCTGCAAGTCTTTTCCCTTTCAAACAATCACTCATTGATTGCTGTATTCTATGTTCTTTTAGCTCACCTGCTATAAACATACAGAGAGCAACTACGCTACTAATTACCGTTTCCATTTGTATATTTTATTTCCCTGTTTGCATCTTTTAATTTTTCAATATCATCTAACATTTTAGATATTTGTTTTTCCATAAACTCAATACGAAGTTTATTACTTGTATTCATTTCTTGGTTAATAGTTAATTTTTCTGTTG